GGGGACGATTCTGACCTCCCATGATGGATCAAATTTTAGTGCGGGGATTGTCTGGACATATATGTTATAATCCATGATCGATCCTAGCAATTGAGATAGTTCCACTATAATTGAGGACTTCGAGTAATGAAATTCTTTACAATCTTTGGGTGCTGCTAGCCTCTTTTCTATGCTCCGTGCTATAGATACTATTGCCTTTCTTTCCCCGTGACTCAATGTTTTCTTCTTTAATGATGTTAAAGATCTATTGCGCTCCACTATCTTCTCCTGTTTTCCTTTTTTCCGGCGCTTCCTATTCTCTGTCCTATGAGCTAAGTCTAATCGCCGTGCTCCATTATCTCTAACGTGAGCGTATCTTGCGTTAGCTTTGAACATCTCTGCCATACAGATCCGACATCGACGCCCTGTTGGTGCAGATCTTTTAGCACATAGCCTGCGAGCAATGCTATTGCATTTATCCTAGCTATAGATTCGGTCAGAGGGGCATCTCCTGCTGATTCGCACATTGCCTTTGCAAACTGATCTAAGAGCTCGTTCCTCCTTTTGAGTACCAAGTCTCGGGCCTCCCCATAACATCTATAGCATGCTCTCTTGTTGGCGTTATGATAACTATTCATTAGCTTCTTCCTCGGCTGCTTCCGTGGCTTCTTGGGCTGTGTAGTCTGCCTGATTTTCAAGGTTTAGCAATATCTCATCCAAAGCCTCGATATGAACTATTAACAATCGGATAGTGTCTTCCCGTGACCCAGCGATCGATCCTATAACGCTCAAGGTAAGTAGGCGCAGGGTGTTGCAGGCTGCTGTAGCCTCGCTCGCGGCATTGTCAGGAGTCGTGGCAGCTTGCTCGAGCTCTCTGTTATAAGCCTCAAGTGTTGCTAACAAGTATTCAGCAGATCGTTTTGACACGTAGTCTCTTTCCTCATCAGTCATTTCTCTTGCTATTTTATCCATTTTTTCTCCAAGTTTTGTTGCCTAGGGCTACATCGTTGCCCTAAGTCTAGGGTTCTTTCGTAAAAATCAAAAGAGGAATCTGCCGCTATCTTCATAGCCCCTTTAGTCCCTCAATGTTTGGTGGCACAAGATCTGATGGCTTGTTCCATCTATGGTACAACCTTACTTTTCCTTTCGGAGTGTCCCATATCTTCATGGCTCTCTTGACAATCTTCTTCAAGAGCCTTTCCCTCCTCTTCATATCAACACCTGTCGACAAAGGTTTGAACAGTCTTTCTCAGTGAACGAATGAGCATTGTCAACAGGATCAACATAGACTGATGAAGATGATACATATATATACTCTTCTTCCTTAGACAATGTGGAAGTTGATGATATTTTCCGCACGTTGCCTCTACACAATTTTATTTTCAAGCTAAAAATCACTTACTTTGAAAGAAATTGCTCAAGGCTAGTATTGTAAAGAAAATAATACAACCGGTAGGGCTTATGACACTCTTTCCTCAACTTTCAGACTCTTATTACGTAGATAATGATCACAACATCTTGCAGATGATGGAGACTACTTACGCTAAATACATCACAATTAACCAGAGTTTCTGGAGCGAAAGTGACATTGACCATAGGTTTGTGGCTGGAGATCAGACAATTTTTGATTCTGTCTATGGGGTAGGGCCAGCATTTCGTCGCCGTCAATTTAACTTTAATCGTATGCGTAGGATCATCAACATGATCACAGGGTACCAGCGGCAGCATCGCAAGAGTACGATGGTAACACCAGTCGAGCAATCCTCACAGCAAACCTCTGATCAATTTACCAAACTCCTCTATCATGTCAACACTCATGGCAACGTCCTGGAGACTATTTCAGAGGCATTTGAGGGCGCCGTCATCGGAGGGATGAACTTGCTTTCAACCTATCTAGACTACACCTCAGACCCTGTTAATGGGGACATCAAGGTTGACAACGTAGGATACTCAGCATATCTCATTGACCCATACTTCAAGAAAAAAGATATGAGTGACTGCCAATCTTTGAGAACAAGAAAATACTTGACTCGAAACCAGATCATGACCCTTCTTCCAGGGCGAGAAGATGAAATCAAAAATCTTCCTGGGTGTGGTACCAAAGATGGCAAGTTCAATTTCATGCCTGAGAGCTATGCCTATGGGCAGCAAGATTTATTTATTTATGATGAGTTTTGGTACATGTCTACTCGCAGTCAGCAAGTTATTGTTGATACAGAAACAGGGGAGACAATTGAGTGGAAAGGCGATGACGAAGATCTTCGCGACTTCCTTCATATGTATCAAGGGACTATCGTAGTAAAAAATGAAATTCCTTCTGTAAAACTCGCTATCGTAGTCCAAGGCAAGGTGATGTACCACGGCCCTAATCCTATGGGCATAGATAATTATAATTTCGTGCCTGTGTGGGCGTACTATATGCCCGAAATTCCTTATTTCCCCTGGAGGGTGCAGGGTGTTGCTAGGGGCATTAGAGATGCTCAATACTTATACAATCGTAGAGTCATAACCTCACTAGACATACTCGAGAGCCAGATTAACTCAGGTTGGAAGTATAAAGAAAATGCATTAGTAAATCCTAAAGACGTATTTTTGCAAGGACAGGGGAGGGGTCTTGCCATCAAGTCTGAAGCCCAAATGACAGATGCAGAGCAGATATTGCCTCCACAAGTGCCTCCTAGCATGCTTCAATTGTCTGAGATGTTAGGCAATGAGTTGCAGCAAATCTCTGGGGTTTCAGAAGAACTCCTAGGGTCAGCAACAGATGACAAAGCTGGGATCCTTTCAATGCTACGGCAAGGTGCAGGGCTTGTAACACTTCAAGGACTTTTTGATAATTTAGATCAATCGCAGAAGTTGTTAGGTAAACTACATTTGGAGATGATCCAGGCTAATTGGACCCCAGGAAAAGTCTCGAGAATCCTTGGAGAAGAGCCTTCACAAGAGTTCTACAACAGGGCTTTCAGCAAATATGATGCCGTGATTGAAGAGGCCCCGTTAACAGCCACTCAAAAGCGACTAGCTCTTCAACAGAGGCTCTATCTTCTCGAAATGGGTGTTCCTATCCCCATGAGCGATGTCCTAGAGTATGTGCAGTTCTCCGATAAAGATAAGACCATGGCAACTATCCAGCAGCAGCAAGAGCAACAGCAGCAACAAGACGCGGCCATGGCGCAAGCTCAAATGCAGGCTTCACAGGTTGATAACGAGACCAAGCTAGGTTTTGCTGAGGCACAACATGCCATGGCTCAAGAGAGGCTGAGCAAGGTTCAGCTCGATAAGGCAGAGGCTATCAACAAGTTAGAGAAGGGTGAGACTGACAAAGTTGAGGCTGTATTAAAACTCATCCTTGCTGCTAAAGAGATCGAAGGCACTGACATTGATCAAATTATGAAGGTCATGGGATTAATGCACACTCAAGAGCAAGCACATCAAGCAAATGAAATGCAGCAAAAAGATATGGAGATGCGACAGCAACAGCATTCACAGCAAATGGCGGCGCAGCAACAGCAGATGCAGCAGCCACAGCAGCCACAACAGTAGTTACGAATATTGCTCACTTCAAGACCTTGGCAATTTTTAAGTTTTTGTCATTTGTCGATAGCAAAAAAAATCTTCGATTTAATAGACTGCAAATTGTAAAGCAAAAATATTATTAGCGAGGAAAATATGTCGAAATCGTCTGGAGATCAAAAAAACCTTAGCGATGACTCCACTTCTTATTCAAATCTGCCTCAAAATGTGATTATAAAAAAATGCAATGAGTCGAATACCTTCGACGAAGACTACGACGACACTCTTACAGGGGTAGCAGCTTGCATTGACCACGGTAAGGGCAAGCCTGCGAAGTTTAGGCACTTAGAGCCTATTCACAAATTTCCTACAGCATCTAAATAAATTATACACAAAACTGTTCCTAAGGAGGAATAAGGTTATGGGAAAAACAATGAAAGACTTTGGGCATGATAAAACATCATATGACAATCTTCCACAAGAAGTGAAGATGCAGGAATATGAAAAAAATTCTCATGAGAATGCAGATCTTGACGACACCATGGATAAAATCGATTCAACGATTGATAAGTCTGTCGGGAAAGCAAAGAAATACATTTCTAATCAACACTAGAGGGCATCGATCATGGTCATGTTAAGGCCAGGAGGAAAAGCCCAGAAGATTTTTGAGAAAGTAATGAAAAGTAAGGGCATTAAAACTCCTAAGAAGAAAAAGATGGAAAAAACTGTGTTAACAGGCCCTTACTTACAACACTAAGGACAAATATGAAAGGTCATGACGACGCTATTGCTGACAAAAAGATGTTTAGCGGCATGCTGAAGAAGGCTATGCCAGGCAAGAAAGTAGAAAAACATCTTGTTAAGGACATGAAAGAAGAGAAAAAAGCTTTTAGAGAAGATAAAAAGCTGATGAGTTCAATGAAAAAGGGAAAAAGGGGCTGCTAATGGCTAAAATTAAATCATTGGCGCTGTCGGCAAAGAAAAAAGTTAAAACAGCTAAGCTTCCCACTATCGCAGCATTTAAGCCCGTCAGTTCAAAGGTAGGGCTAGCGGCCCATAAGGCTGGCAGAGGCAAGTAGAGCTTTAGCTAGATTAGGAGGAGGGAGCATGGCAGTGATCGTTGGCTTTGACCAAATCCCAAAACATACTTATCAGATCATCTATGCAGATCCTCCTTGGGAAGTGGATGGGGGCAGTTGGACGATTTCAGAACTTTTGAAAGGGGAAAATTGGTTTTGTCAAAAGAAAGGACTCAGCTTGGTTTCTACAGCCAAGAATATGCAATCATTCAGAAAAGCCAGCAGAATTTCGTGACATGATCGTTGACGTTCATGGCAACCTCCCTCGCATTGAACTATTTGCTCGACAAAAAACTCCTAACTGGGACATATGGGGAAATGAATTAGAAAATTGTTTTGACTATGGCAAGAAGGAGGCCCCATGCTCGCAGAACCTGACAAATATGCCTACAACAGATTTGGATACAAAGGCAAGCGTGTAGGCCAAGCTGTATATGACATCCTCTCTAAGCCACAAGCTGATCAGACTGTTGGCGAAACTTTAGACGCATTTGGTCCAGATTATGCTAAGTTCATGGAAGAGACCATTGAGGAAAATCAGGCAAAATTCGACAGTCCTTTCTACATTTTTGTCCTTACAAAGAAAGAGTTCTGGGCCAACAACATTCTCAGGAACTGGTTTGTAGCTAGGCAAACTCCTCCTCATGCCTTCGATATGATGGAGCAATATAGCAACTACACCAAAACCTTATATCTTATAGATGGCAACAAAGGGCAAATCAAGTGTTTGTGGTCACTTCCTTCCTTCGATGAATGCTTGTCAATCGCACGATGTCCAGAAAACTATGACTCTGAGCTCGTGAAATGTG